CTTGGACTTCCACATGGGTCGGTAAAACTTGTCACTGGCAAGGCCTACGTTAGGAGCATCCGAAACGACAGACTCGGGGCCAGAACTCCAAGCTAATTTCACGGGAGCCATGTCCATGTCCAGACTCATACAGATGAGGTCAGACAACTTCAAGGGATACTTATCGGCATCTGACAGACTGGTATCCAACATAAACTGTAGGGCGAAGCCGGTACGTCCATAGGAAGCTTCACGCTCCAGAAGATCTTCCTCACCGAATCGACCTGGGTCTACGGGACTGAGGGCAGGAATGCTACGCTCGATCTTCTCCATGATCAGCGGTGCCAATCTTCCGGAGTAATGATCAGGGTCTTTAGGAATACGGGCGGGCCACACGCGGATCTCATAGCCTCGGCCAGACAGATCGTTGTAAATGGACATTTCTGTTTGTGGTGTGCCGAGGAAGGTTGTTGTACCTCCTGGCTTCAAGATAGCGTCAAACTCCTTGATCCTCTCTGAGAGCTGCTCACGGAGGGTGAAGGTTAACGAATTGTTCAGGGATTCAACGTCATCAGCGATGATCTCATCTGCCCGAGAACCTGTTAGCTGGCCAGTGATACCAACTGACTTAACGGAGGGAGAGTGAGAGATACCGGCAGGGCCAACATCAAAAGCAATGTTGGAGTCCCGTTGGTTGTGCTTGGGACGTAGTTGGGAGAGTAGAGGCATCTCATAGATCAGCCGCTTGGTGAACGTGGAGAACTGGTCCGCACGATCCTTTGAAGCAGAGACTACGAGGAAGTTCAGGTGGGGATTTAACAGGAGCCTCCAACAGACATAAGCTGAAGTGATCCATGATTTACCTACACCACGGAATGCCTCGATAACTTTACGTCGAGGGCCGTTCTGTAGATAGCTTGCGATGTCATATTGAACTGCTGTAGGGTCAGGTTTGGGGGCTGTGATCGCCCCCCCATTCCAGAGGAACTCCCAGGTAAGAAAGAGGAAATTCCGGAAGTCCCGCAGTTCAGGAGGGACATTTTCGGTTACATTCTGATGGGACATATTGATTAGAAGCCTTGAGAGGCTCTCTAACAGACACGCACAGCTACCCTGTGTGGGTGGGCTGGTTATTCTTTTAGGAGCTGCTAGAGAGCGTTAGGTTTAGCCCTACGCTAATCTGAGAGTCAGTGAGTGGTAGGATCGGCGGGGTCAGTGAATGGGACTCTGCTGGTTAGAGAGGCATGTATGCCTTCTAGTGTGGTTCCAGCAGGGTCAGAGACATCGATGTTATTATCCTTGAGGAACTTCACTGCTTGAGCAATCTCAGAGGCAGTCGCTTCGCCAGAATCAATCTTACCTAGAAGATGTTTGCCGACAGCGTTGTGAAGAGTTTCAAGGAGGTCAGTTGTAGCTTTAGCCATGACTCTTAAGCACCTCTTTGATTGTGCGTGTCGTGTTGTGTTTAAACTGTAAGAGAACTCGGTAAACCTTCGGGGTGAGTACAATAAGTTGGAATATAATAAGGACTGCAGTACCTGTTAATACCCAGTCTTTCATAGTGATTCCCATCCAGGTCAACCCTGAGATGCTTACTGGAACAGGTGTGGTTGCCTGTGCGAGTGTCTCAGTGGTATTCTTGAGTGACATTATGTTTGAGCCTTTTCTCCGATTACGTAACGAACGATAACGATGCCAGAACCTCCAGCACCTCCACTTGCTAGCCTGTTAGTCCCTCCTCCCCCACCTCCAGTATTAGGAGCGCCAGGGTTTCCCCCTGCAAACTTTGCATCTCCACCGCCTCCGGCACCACCAGTGTTAACCATGCCAGAAGCTGAATTATAGGTAGAGGCACCTCCCCCGCCTGAATAGAAAGTTAAGACACCCGTTATGGAGCTAGCCTTCCCGTCCCCTCCTTTACCTGCGAAGTCAGGAGTGATGCCGTCTTCACCTGGCGCTCCCGCACCGCCACCACCTCCTGTGGCATAGGGGGGTTGACCGCCACCACCATTTGTCCCGCCTTTATTACCCTGCCCTGGGGTTCCCGCGCCGCCAGCGTGAAAGGTTGAATCCTGGGCAGCGCCACCTCCTCCTGACCCTCCATTTAGCGCACCTCCTGATACGCTGTTGGTTGATCCCGCACCGCCACCTCCGAAGGCTCGGAATGTGCCTAGAACAGAATCGGTGCCACTTGAACCCCTGTCTCTTGGATCAACAACGCTAGCTCCAGCGCCACCTGTCCCGACAGTGATATTCAAAGTCCCAGGGGCTAGGACAGGAGTGACCTCAAGGAAACCTCCCGCACCGCCGCCACCCGACACAGCGCCACCTCCACCTGCAACCAATAGCCCTTCAACTATTCCTCCTTTGGTAATGGCAAGGGTTCCTGATTGTTTAAAAACATGGACACGATAGACCTTGCCGTTCTCCGTAACATCAAACTCTTCGTCACCACCTTGTGCCGATGGAGTCTCTGTGTATTTCCAAAGCCCACCAGTGAAAAGTCGCATCTTGTCTGAGCCAATTACATTAATCATTATTGATCCTTTACTTATGTCGAGGTGTCATACCAGAGATCGCCATCTTGGCCGTTAGCAGGGGCTACTGACCCTATCCAATAGACAACGGGTGCAACTGGTCGAGTAACTGTAGAGTTGGTTCCATGAGCTACACCTTTCATGGTGAAGTCATCTGTCTCAACTTTGGAATAAGGCTCACCGATATACTCAAAGCCTGTCTCATCGCTCTTCTGTCGGAGAATCTTCTCACCGTTACCTGCGGCATTCGGAAGGTTCAACCCAGCAGCCCAGCCTTCAGCATTTGTTTCAGCAGTCTGAGCATCTACTGCAGATGAAGCTGAAGCATTAGCACTGGACGCAGCGTTAGATTCGCTAGTGGACGCTTCTACTGCCGATTGACTGGAGTTAGACGCACTGGTATCCGAAGCACTGGCAGAGTTCGCTGAGTTAGTCGCCTGGCTTCCCGCAGTAGTCGCTGATTGACTAGCGTTAGATTCACTGATGGATGCACTGGACGCTGAGTTCTCTGAGTTGGTTGCTTCGCTGGTTGCAGCGTTAGCACTGGACAGAGCGTTACTCTCAGAGGTAGAAGCATTGGTTTCACTGTTACCTGCCGCCAGGGCATTAGCCGCTACATCATCCTCGGAAGCCTTAGCGTTAACCTCAGAGATACCGGCTGCTAACTCAGAGTCTCTTGCAGCATTCTCTGAGTTCAAAGCCTCGGAAGCTGATATAGCGGATTCATCTGCATCGGAAGCTGTTGACAAGGCATCAGCCGCTGTAGAGATGGCACCTGCAATAGACTTGGATGAGTGGTGCATAGCCGAGTAGTCATCAACCTGATCACCTTCAGGCACCAGTTGGTCTTCCGGATAGTTTGCCCAATTGCGTGATTCATCTCGGGCATCAGCCGTATCTTCACCTTGAGCAAAAGTGTCATCCACATACTGCTTATTGGTTGCATCAGCCTGTGCAGTCGGATAGCCCATCACAGAGATACGACGACCGGATGCTGAGTAGGAACCATCTTCAGCTACGACCAGTGAGGAACCGGTCTGATCAAATGTTTCTTGAGCCAGGAAGAAGGATTGTCGTGCAGCGAGATCAAGATCTTTCTCAAGAAGCGTGGAGCCATCTTGGAAGTCAACCAATAGACGCTGCTTCTCAGTCTCTCTGTTGATGTCTACGATAGACCCTGAGGTTGGTACAGGGGTTAACTTCACCGCACCATCTGTAGGCCATGAGAAGCTTGTAGCTACACCACCTACAGCTACCTTAACGTCAACCCGTGACAGGTATGGAAAGGTAACCGAGAAAGTATCTGTGGAGCCATCAGCCTCGTATTGAACCCTGGATAAGGGCATAGGTTTCTCCTGTTTGTAAACGAAAAGACCCTCCAGAAGGAGGGCCATAGGTTTGATGTGAAGTTGTTAAGGGTTAATCTCTAGGGGAATCTTCCGGAAGACCCAGCTCACCGAGGACAAGGTTTGCCCCTTGAGTTACACCGTTAAGATTCTGGAAAGGAAGAAGCCTTAGGATATTCTTGACATCCTCCTGGCTGTCCCCTGCATTACCTCTAAGGATTGTGTCAAGGAATGAGTGTGTACTCTCTATGGTGTCGGCTGTTGGGTTACCAAAGATTGCACCGGTTGCCTGTCCAGATGACCTGTAAGTGAATGTCCCAGGTGCTACCGTATCGATAGCTGTCGGAAGTAGTGCTGCCCATGAGGATCTCTCAAAGCTGGCCTTAGCTACTTCTGATGTTGCTAACCGTTTCCTCAGATACTCCTGTTGGTTGCTCATACCGATAGACCGAGCGTAGGTCATGGCGGTATAGCCAATCGCTGCAAGGAAGGTGGTGGAAGCAAAGGTTGTGAACGACTGGATATCCCTCATATGAAGGTTATGCAATAGCTGCTTCTCATGAGCGCCGATGATGAAC